GAGAAAAAATGAGCTACATAGTCACATCGGATGTATTCACACCGAAGAAGAAAGGTGAGTCAATCACTGAGAAAGAATTGCTTGAACTTGGCCTCAACATTGATGCCCTAGTTGCAGGCGAATATCTAAAAAACACCGCAGCAATCAAACCAGTAGAGGAAGTAAAATAATGCCACGCATAGTATTAACAGATGTTTCAGTCACGGTAAATGCTATTGATCTCTCTCAATTTATTACTAGCGTTACACTTTCAACAAGTGTAGATGTTATTGAAACCACAGGAATGTCAAGCGCAGCAGCAAAAACTCGTTTGCCAGGATTAAAAGATAACTCAGTGACCCTAGAATTTAACCAAGATTTTGCAGCAGCAGGGCCTGAAATAACAATCAACGCAATTGGCTCATCACTTGTTGGAACAGTAGTTCCTATTGTAATCAAGCCAACATCAGGTGCAGCCAGTTCAACAAACCCTTCATACAGTTTTTCGGCCGTTTGCAGCGAGTGGCAGAATCTTCAAGCTGGCGTGGGCGAGCTATCAACGATTTCTGCGACTTGGCCAATCACGGGCGCAATTACAAAAGCCGCTTCATAAATGCCACGCCTTGTTCTCAATAACGCCTATGTGCTATTTGCAAGCAACGATATTTCGGAGTTTGTGACACAGATAGAATTGAAAACAAGCGTGGATACAATTGACACAACCCAAATTGGCGCACAATCGCGCACGCGCCAAGCGGGTGTGTTTGATAATTCTGTGACTTTTCAGTTCAATCAAGATTATGCCGACAATGCCCTTGAAGAACTTGTCAATGGTACTTCAATGGCAAACACAACAGTAGGAACTGCAGTTGCAATGCAGATCAGGCCAGTAAATGCTGCAGTAAGTGCAAGCAATCCAAAATATACATTCAACGCAGTTATCACCGAATGGCAATCTGTATCGGGTGAATTGGGAAACCTCAGCACTGTTCAGGTTTCGTGGCCAATTTCAGGTAACATAACAAAATCAATCACATAAACTAGGGGGAAAAGATGGATGGATTATCAGTCAAGGTAAAAACAACCGATGGCAATGAGGTTAGTTACAAACTAACCCCACGCATTATTGTTGCATTTGAGCAAAACTTTGGTGCAGGTATGCCTAAGTTGTTGGGAGAGCAACAGAAAATTGAACACATCTATTGGCTTGCGTGGAAAGCGATGCAAGTTAATGGAGTGGTTGTAAAAGTTTTCGGCCCTGAGTTCTTGGACAGTATCGTTTCTGCGGAATTGGATAGTGATAGTTCTTTCGAATCCACCGCAACAGCCTAACTTATACGATTGCAGCCGTTGCGGTTGAGACAGGTATTCCCATCAGTGATTTGCTTGATGCGCCTGAAGGTATCTTTGAAGCAATCACGATCTATATGAAGGAACGAGCTAAAGCCAATGGCGGATGAAGTAATTGTTCTATCAGGTATCAAAGAAACTCTTGATGCACTTAAAGAGTTTGATAAAGATGCAGTTAAGCGCTTCAAAAAAGTTATCAATACTGAACTTGCTGGCGCAGAGCGAGATGCTAAAAACATCATCAAAGATGAACCACCGATGAGGGGATGGCGTAAGGCAGATGCTGCCAAAGGCCGCACTCGCGGTGGTGCTGGTTGGCCTGGGTGGGATGCTGGTGAGATTAAAAGCAAGATCACCAAAACAAAAGTCCAGGGCAAGGTTCGTGGAGATTACACAACAAGTGCTGGTTCTTTGCTGAACAAGTCTGCAGCGGGTTCAATCTTTGAAGTTGCTGGTCGAAATACTAAAACTAGCGCTGGGCGCACAAGTTCTGCTCAGTTTCTTCGTAATCTTTTTATTAGTGGTGGCAAGGCTTCGCGTGTAGTATGGCGCGTTGTTGATAAAGATAGAGCAAGAATTGAAGAAAATGTAAATCGTGCTTTAGAACAAGCAAAAGCCGATTTACAGAAACACCTAGAGGGAGAGCGAGGTAGATAAATGGCAGTTGGCGCAGTTGTTGCCCGCATCCTCACCCAATATTCTGACAAAGGTTCAAAGGCTGCTCAAAAAGACATTAAAAAACTTGGTACAAACATTGATAAGTTCGCCAAGAAATCTGCAAAAGCCTTTGGTATTGCAGCGCTGGCAACAGCAGCATTTGCAGTAAAGATTGGCAAGGATGCAGTTGAAGCTGCAATGGCTGATCAAAAGTCACAGGCGCTTCTTGCTAACTCTTTGCGCAATACTGTTGGTGCAACCGATGGTGCAATTGCAGGTGTAGAAAAACACATAACCGCCCTTCAGAAACAATTTTCAGTTGTAGATGACGAGTTGAGGCCTGCCTTTGGCAGACTAACTGCCGCGTTTGGTTCAACTACTGCAGCACAAGAAGCAATGCAAATTGCTTTAGATGTAAGCGCATTTGCAGGCGTTGATCTCGCTACCGCGACAGAGGCAATAATTAAGGCAAGTAAGGGTCAAACTAAGGCTTTGGGCAACCTTGTGCCCGGTGTTAGCGCAGCAACATTGGCCACTAAAGACTTTGGCAAGATTACAGATCAAGTTTCAAAGATTGTAGGCGGTTCGGCTGCCACCCGCGCAGGCACCCTTGAAGGTAAGATGGCTGGCCTTAAAATTGCATTTGGCGAAGCGATGGAGACTTTGGGTTATGCGCTTTTGCCAGTGCTTGAGAAGTTTGCCACAATGCTTACCACACAGATATTGCCAAAGGTTGAAGCCTTTGTTGCACTTAACAAGGACAAGTTAGCGGCAGGATTTGCTATTGCTGCAGAAATGGCATTTAAGTTACTTACCACTGCAATTTCATTTTCAGACTGGTGCGCAAACAATATGGGCATCGTAAAAGGCATGGCAGCCCTTATTGTTGGAATGTTTGCAATAGGTCGAATTGCTGCATTTATTTTAGCAATTGAAGGAATTATTGGGGTAATGAAGTTATTGCGTACAACTGCAATTGGAGCCGCAATTGCAAATGCTTTTGCAACATCAGGTGTCAGCATTGCTTTAGGAGCCGCTGCACTTGCGACAGTTGGCATTGGAGCCTTTGCAGTTAAAGGTATGTTAGAACCAACATTGCCTAAAGAGGGCAAAAAGACAGTTAGCCCCCGTGGTAACTCAAACAATCGTGATTTTTTTACTAATCCTTTGGGGCCTGCTACTGATGGACTTGAAAATTTTACCAACGGCCTGAATAACGCAACCAAAGCGGCAAAGAAATCTGTAGATCAGTTGATCAATGAAGCGGCAGCAAAGAAAAACTTAGAGCGCCAAAAAATGCTTTCAGGTTCAACATCACTTGCAGTTGGACAAGGTGGCAAGTTGTATATGCCAGGCGGCGGCAGAAATGTCATTGTCAATGTTGCAGGCTCAGTTACCACTGAAGGTGATCTCATCACCGCAATAGCAAATGGATTACAACGCAAAGGTCGGCGTAGCTTGGGCAATACGAATCTTTTGGTTGAGTAATGACCGCATTTGATGGAGTCACATCGCCTGCAGTAACAGTGCAATTCTTAATGAGTGGATCATTTGTCACAGTTGCAACCACCGATGTAATCAGCATAAATATCCGCCGTGGCCGTACACGCCAAAGCGAGCGCGACCAATGCGGCACTGCCGACATTATTCTCAACAACTTTAGCGGCACCTATAACCCTGATGCCACTAGCGGCACCTATGTTGTAGGCGGTGTAAGCATCCTGCGTGATGGCTTGCAGATGCGCATTGTGGCTACAATCGGTGGAGTTGCATACAACCTTTACTACGGCTTTTTGGAAATTACACGGGTTGATCAAGGCGAAGCCCCATCGGTAACAATGACATTTGTTGATGGCATTGCCTACATCGCCGATGCCCAGGCACCAGCACTAGCCGCTGCCGCGAACGCTGAAACCGCAGCCACTCGCGTTGGCCGTATGTTAGACATTGTGGGCTGGCCAAGTGGTGCATCACGCTCACTCACAGGTTCAGTGGGGATGCTTGCCACGGTACAGAATCGCTCTTGTATGGCAATGATCTACCAGGCAGTTGATGCCATCGCTGGCCGTTTCTATATTTCACGCAACAATGTTGCAACCCTTGTGCCTCTTGCTGATAAATTCTCAAGGCCAACCCAATTGCTTTTCACTGATACAGGTGCAAGCAACACTGTTGGCTATATGGAGTTGTTTACCAATCCTGGCACTTATTATGTTGTGAATCAGGCAGTGGTTGATCGTGGCAATGCAAACAATCAATACACATCAAGGTATAACCCAAGTGTGAGTTCTTATGGTATTGCTAAGGCAGTTTTTGATGCACCTGTTGCTACAAATTCCAATGCTGAAAATTTAGCTCTTTATGAGTCACGCAAATTGGCTGACCCGCTTACCTATGTTGAGCGCATTGACTTTAACGCACTGGCACTTGGCGATTATGGTGCTTTGTATCCTGACTTTCTAGCAACTGAACTTGGCGATCAAGTAAGCGTTGTGCGCTCAGGCGTGCAATACAACCTAGTTGTCGAAGGTATGGCGTTTGTAATCGTGCAAAACAATTGGATGATGAGCTACACCACTTCAGCCATTAACCCTTACAGTATTACCATCTAGGGGGAACAATGCCTTTATGCCCGCAGATCACTAACACGCCAATCACAGTTTCATTAACTGCAGACTTTACAGTTACCAATGTGTTGCCAGTGTTGGCGGCTAATACCCAGCAACTTGCAGTAACTGATGCTGCAGCGGCAGCGGCGGTGGCAACGGCTAATGCGGCAGCAGCAACTGCAGGGGC